TTAGATCCGTGTCTTCAATGTGTAGAGTAAATCCAATGCCCGCCGTGGGGTCAGGTCGTCCAGGTCGAGTTTGGCCAGTTCGTCGAGGACCGGATGGGGCAGGCTGGCGAACAGGTCGCTTTGCTGTGGCGCAGCCGGTTTGCCCTTGGCAGGACGTGGCGCTTCGTGCGGCAGGCTGGTGGTTTCCAGGCGGCTCAGGTGCTCGCGGGCCCGGGTGATCACCTCGGTTGGCACCCCGGCCAGTTGTGCCACGGCCAGGCCATAGCTCTGGCTGGCCGGGCCGGGCAGTACGTGGTGCAGGAACACGATGCGCTCGTTGTGCTCGGTGGCGTTGAGGTGGACGTTGGCGACCAGCGGCTGGCTTTCCGGGAGCACGGTGAGTTCGAAGTAGTGGGTGGCGAACAGCGTGTAGGCCCGCAAGTGGGCCAGGCGCTCGGCGGCCGCCCAGGCCAGGGACAGGCCGTCGAACGTACTGGTGCCGCGTCCGACTTCGTCCATGAGCACCAGGCTGCGCTCGGTGGCGTTGTGCAGGATGTTCGCGGTTTCGCTCATTTCCACCATGAAGGTCGAACGCCCGCCGGCCAGGTCGTCGCTGGAACCGATCCGGGTGAAGATCCGGTCAACCAGAGACAGCTCGCAACTGGCCGCCGGGACGAAGCTGCCGATGTGGGCCAGCAGCACAATCAACGCGGTTTGCCGCATGTAGGTGGACTTACCACCCATGTTCGGTCCGGTGATCACCAACATGCGGGTGTTGTCGTCCAGGCTCAGGTCGTTGGCCACGAACGGCGTCGTCAACACTTGCTCCACCACTGGGTGGCGACCCTGGCTGATACGCATGCACGGTTCGCTGACGAACCGTGGGCAGTTGAGGTCCAGGTTCAGCGCGCGCTCGGCCAGGTTGCTCAGCACGTCCAATTCCGCCAGCGCGGCGGCGGTGTCCTGCAGCGGCGGCAGTTGGCTGATCAAGTCTTCGAGCAGCGCGTCGTAGAGCATCTTTTCCCGGGCCAGGGCACGGCTCTTGGCCGACAGTGCCTTGTCTTCGAACGCCTTGAGTTCCGGGGTGATGAAGCGCTCGGCACCCTTGAGCGTCTGACGGCGGATGTAGTCGGCCGGGGCCTGCTCGGCCTGTTTGCTCGGCAACTCGATGAAGTAACCGTGGATGCGGTTGTAGCCCACCTTCAGGTTGGCCAGGCCGGTGCGGGCCTTTTCCCGGGCTTCGAGGTCGATCAGGAACTGACCGGCGTTCTCGCTCAATGACTGCAATTCGTCGAGTTCGGCGTCGTAGCCGGTTTTCAGCACGCCGCCGTCGCGAATCACCGCCGGCGGGTTGTCGATAATGGCTTTTTCCAGCAGCGCGGCCAGTTCCGGGTACGTGCTGGTGGTGCGTGCCAGTTGTTGCAGGTGCGGCGCGTCGAGGTCGGTCATCGCCCGCTGGAGTTCGGGGAGCGCGCCGAGGGCATCCCGCAGGCGCGCCAGGTCCCGTGGCCGGGCGTTACGCAGGCCGATCCGTGCGAGGATCCGCTCGATGTCACCGATTTCCTTGAGCTGCGGTTGCAGTTGCTCGAAGCGATAACGGTCCAGCAGGCAGGTAATGGACGATTGGCGCGCCAACAGCACGGTCAGGTCACGCAGCGGACGGTTCAACCAGCGGGTCAGCAATCGGCTGCCCATGGCGGTCTGGCAACGGTCGACCACCGATTGCAGGGTGTTGTCACGGCCGCCGGCCAGGTTGGTGTCCAGTTCCAGGTTGCGGCGGCTGGCGCCATCCAGCACCACCGTGTCATCCAGGCGCTCGTGACGCAGGCTGCGCAAATGGGGCAGGGCGGTGCGCTGGGTTTCCTTGGCGTAGGCCAGCAGGCAGCCGGCGGCGCCGATGGCCAGGGTCAGGTTCTCGCACCCGAAGCCCTTGAGGTCCTGGGTGGAAAACTGCTGGCAAAGACTTTTCAACGCCGAGTCGCGCTCGAAATCCCACGGCGCCCGACGCCGCACGCCACGGCGTTTTTCCGCGGGCAGGTCCTTGGGCCAGTCATCCGGGATCAGCAACTCCACCGGGTTGACGCGCTCCAGCTCGGCCAGCAGGTTTTCCCAGCCCTTGATCTCCAGCACCGAGAAATTGCCGCTGGTGATGTCCAGCACCGCCAGGCCGAACAGGCGCTCGTCCCCCAGCACCGCACCGATCAGGTTGTCGCGACGCTCATCCAGCAACGCCTCGTCGCTGACTGTCCCGGGCGTGATGATGCGCACCACCTGGCGCTCCACCGGCCCTTTGCTGGTGGCCGGATCGCCGACCTGCTCGCAGATCACCACCGACTCGCCAAGCTTGACCAGCTTCGCCAGGTAGCCTTCCGCCGCGTGGTAAGGAATCCCACACATCGGAATCGCCATGCCCGCCGATTGCCCACGCGCCGTCAGGGTGATGTCCAACAGCTTGGCGGCCTTCTTCGCATCCTCGTAAAAGATCTCGTAGAAGTCGCCCATGCGGTAGAACATCAGCTGATCGGGGTGCTGATTCTTCAGGCGCCAGTATTGCTGCATCATTGGCGTGTGGGAGGACAGGTCGTTCACGGCTGTATTCATCGGTGTCAGGCAAGCTCGTTGAAAGGTGTGGGGCAAAAGGAGGGGCATCGGCCCGGCTTTTCCGCGATGGGCGCAAGGTTAACATGGGCGCTCTGGTGGGACCCAGCGTTTGGGATTGGGGGCATATCCGTTGCTGCGGTAACGGCTACTTAGGGTTCCGCCCTTACGGCGGCTTACTTTCGAAGAGCCGGGCGTAGCCTTTTCCTAAGGGTATGTAGGGCGATTCCGTGGCGAGGGAGCTTGCTCCCGCTTGAGTGCGAAGCGCTCACAAAAGGGGGGCTGCTTCGCAACCCAGCGGGAGCAAGCTCCCTCGCCACAATGAATGCAAAGGCTGCAATTTGCATATTTATGCAAAACAGCATTTGTTTTCTGCAAAAAGAACAAGCACTATGCGCGTTATGCAAAAACGCAACGTTTCGACCGTATTAAGAGCACTGCTCGACCAGCACGGGATCTCCCCCACGGAGCTTCACCGGCGTACCGGCGTGCCCCAGTCCACCCTCTCGCGGATCCTCAGCGGCAAGATCGTCGATCCTTCGGATAAACACATCTCGAAGATCGCCGAGTACTTCGCCGTGAGCACCGACCAGTTGCGCGGGCGCGCGGACGTGGCCGCTGCCGGCGGCAGTCGTCGCGACGAATCCCATGCCGAGCTCAAGGACATAAGCCTGTGGGACGACGAGACCCCCGTCGAGGAAGACGAGGTGTCGGTCCCTTTTCTGCGTGAGGTTGAATTGGCTGCTGGATCAGGAAGATTCGTCATTGAAGAGAGCGAGCGCTCAAGCCTGCGCTTCGGCAAGCGCAGCCTGCGCCATAACGGCGTGCAGTTCGACCAGGCCAAATGCGTGACGGTACGCGGCAACAGTATGTTGCCGGTGCTGCGCGACGGCGCCACGGTCGGGGTGAATGTGGCTCGATGCAGCATCGGCGACATCGTCGACGGCGACCTCTACGCCATCAATCACAATGGCCAACTGCGGGTCAAACAGCTTTATCGACTGCCCACCGGTATCCGCTTGCGCAGCTTCAATCGCGATGAACATCCGGATGAGGACTACAGCTTCCAGGACATGCAGGAAGAGCAGATCGTCATCCTTGGCCATGTCTTCTGGTGGGGCATGTACGCCCGCTAACCCTTCCCCTGTCAGATAAAAACCCGCCGTTGTGCGGGTTTTTTTTCGCTCCCGAAAGCCCTCTGAGCCCCGCATTCACGGGCGTTCGATGCGTTTATGCATTTGTTGTGCATAAATAAATGCATCAATGCATTGACCGTATATGCATACATGCATATTCTGTGTCCAAGCCGCTCGACAAAGCGGCTGGCGACAACCGCTCTTTAGTTTCACCAAACAGGCAGCGATGAACCGGCCTCAACGGTTCAGAGGGTTGGCAACTGACCCGGGTGTGCAGCGTAAAGCACCAGAAGCAGTTATCCGGCGGGCAGGGGCCGCGGTCGGAGGAACAATTTGAATGGATCCGTACCGCGCCAGTCGCGCCGAAAGATCAACTTCCTTCAGGCCATCGGCCAGGGAAGGTGAAGGACCGCATTACTGAAAAGCCCGGTTCACCCCGGGCTTTTTGGAATGCCTACCTGAAGTAGGCAGATCGAAGAGTGCCGGAGTGCCGGCACAGAAATAAGGATATAAGCATGAAAAAATACGCACGTGTCGTGAACGGTAAAGTCGACAACGTCTACGAAACCGTCAACCCGATCTCTGAAGAATTCCCAACCGAACAACTCTGGGTTGATGTTACCGGCAGGAGCCGCTCTGAGGTCGATTACGACTACAGCGCCTTCAATACTGATGGGGTCTGGTCGTTTAGCCCCGAGTTCCCTTGGCAGCCGCAGACTGAGCTTGGCGAGCGTATGCAGTTGGAAAAAAGCCGGCGGCTCGATGCTGTCATGGCCCAGGTGGCGTCTTCGGGATTGCAGTTCAAAGTCGATCTGGGCGTGGCTACCGCTGCCGAGCAGGCTTATTTGATTGCCTTCAAGGATTACTGCATCGCTTTCACCCAAGTCAACAAACAACCCGGTTTTCCGCTGGGTATTGTTTGGCCAGAGTTGCCCTAAACGGAGTGTCTTTGAAAGCCCGGTCCAGTGCCGGGCTTTTTTGCACTGCCTTCCTACATATTTCATCCATCCCCCCAGGAGGCATGACATGACAAACGAGCAACAAGCGTTGCTGGACATGCCGATCTGGCTGGTCATCGTGCTCGCCCTGGTGGGCGGGGTGTCCGGCGAGATGTGGCGCGCCGACAAGGAGGGCGCCCGTGGCTGGTCGCTGTTGCGCCGCGTGGCCCTGCGCTCCGGCGCCTGCGTGGTGTGCGGCGTCTCGGCGACGATGCTGCTGTATGCCCTGGGCATGTCCATCTGGAGTGCCTGTGCCTTTGGCTGCCTGACCGCCATGGCCGGGGCCGACGTGGCCATTGGTCTCTATGAGCGCTGGGTGGCCAAGCGCATTGGGGTGGCCGGGCCTGCCGACCGCGACTCTCACCCCGATCAGCCGTAGACAAACCTACCTGCACCGCCCCTGCAAGGCATTGCAACCAAGCGGCGTGCATTGAACGGAAACCCGTCATGTCCACCCTTTCTATCCACAAGCCTTCGCAGTTCTGCACTGCGATGGGCGATGCGCTACGCGCTGCTTTCCCCGAGTTGAACGTTGGCAGTCGCCAGGACGTGACTGCCGTTGGCGGCGAGGCCTGGGTGTTGATTGCGATTGACGGCGACTCCGCCGGCATCCTGGCAGCCAACGGTCGCAGGGCTCATGCCCTGTCGGTGTCCCTGCAATGCCTGTTGCCGGGGCGGCTGGACTTCGACGCCTGCGATCTGGCCGCGGCCTTGATGGACGTCATCGCGGATAACCGCTGGGGTATCTCGGGGGCTCAGTGCGACGTGCCCACGACCCTCGTGGCGCAACCCTCGAGCTGGGCGTTCGCCGAACAAACCTACAACACTTGGGCCGTTTCCTTCGTCCAGACGCTCTATTTCGGTCAACCCATGCTGGAGGATCCGACAGGTATCCCGCTGTTTGCCCGCACCTGGGAAGTCTCTGACATCGACGACCCGGACCAATACACCGCTCTCGAGGACTGACCCATGCTTGATGCGTTTCTACGTATGCACCTGGCGCCGCTCATCGAGCGCCTGGCCAAGATGGAAACCGAACTCGAAGACCTGCATCGTCGGGCCGACAGTGTCTGTCGGATTGGCGTATGCCAGGAGGTCGACGCGGCCAGCAACACTTGCCGGGTCAGTCACGGTGACTTGCTGACGCCGGCGATCCGCTTTTTCAACCCGAGCGCCGGCGCCCAGAGCGAGTCGCGGATTCCTTCCGTGGGCGAGCAGTGCCTGTTGCTCAACCATGGCGGCGGCGAGAGCGGCGGGCAATCGGTGGCGCTGTTCGGCCTCAACGGTGGTCAGTTTCCGCCCGTCTCGACCCAAGCCTCGCTGACCCGTCGTCTCTATCAGGACGGTACGGAAAACGGCTACGACCATAGCGCCCATATCCTGCACTGGAAGAACGGTCCGGCTGCGTTCAGCGGTGCCCGTGAATCCCTTGAACTGAGCATCGGCCCGTCAAGGTTGACGATGACCGCTGATGCCATCGAGTTGCGAATGGGTGCCGTCGGCCTGCGGCTCGATGCATCCGGAGTGCATTTCAGCGGCCCGCTGGTGGATCACCAAGGGCGCGTTATCAGTCCCTCATAAGAGGTTTCCCATGATTGGAATCGATCGAACGACCGGGGCGACAGTCGACGACTGGCCGCAGTTCGTGCAGCGCGCCACCCGTGCCCTGACCACGCCCTTGGGCACTCGGCAGAAACGTCCGTTGTATGGCTGTGCACTCACGCAACTGCTGGGGCAGACCCTTGGCGATGATCTGCTGATCCTTGCCCAGAGCCATGCGGCCCAAGCCTTCTATAACCCCCACAACGGTATCGGCGATTTCGAACCACAGGTCATTGTCGCCAGTCGCCAGGGCGCCGGCCTGTTGCTGCGTTTCGCCGGTACCTGGAAAAACCGCAGGCAGACTTTCGAGGTAGTGACATGAGCATGTTGATCCCCGGCCAGAACCAGTTGGCCGAACCGGCCATTGTCACCGTCGAGGCGTTCGAGGACCTGCTGGCGGAGTTCAAGACGTTCGTCGTCGAGTACGTCGCCGTACGTTCTCCCGAGAGTGGCGCCAAGCTGGTCGAGAGTCTCGAAAATGAAAGTGAACTGCTGACGCTGGCCCTTGAGGCGTTCTGTGTGCGGCTGCAAACCCACGAGCGAAAATACAACGCCCGCATCAAGCAGATGCTGGCGTGGTGGGCCACCGGCAGCAACCTTGATGCTCGTCTCGCCGACATGGGGCTGGAGCGCCAGCTGCTTGACCCCGGCGACCCAGCGGCTTTCCCGCCGATTGCCCCGATCTACGAGAGCGATGATGACGCGCGGTTGCGTTATTACCTGGCGCCCCATGCGCCGGCGGCGGGCTCCCGGATGCAGTATCGACGAGAGATTTTCACCCTTGGCGAGCGGCCGATGGTGCAGGTGGAAAACGCCTCCGCGGGTGTGCTGACGGTCACATACACCTTCAATCCGGACGGCTACGCGGCGCAGGTCAAGGATGGCAACGCACGCCGCACGGCCCCCGGAGAAGTCACGGTCACGGTGTTGGCCCGCGAGGGTGATGGCACACCGTCCGAAGCCTTGCTGGCGGGCGTTCGCCAGCACTTCGCCCGGCCGGACGTGCGGCCGGAAACGGACCGGGTCATCGTGCAGGCCGCGCAAATCAAGAACTACAAGATCCGCGTCGTGGCAAAGATCAATGCCGGCCCGGATTCAGGATTGACCCAGGTCGCCGCCGTGCAGCAGTTGCAGGCGTATGCCGAGGCTTGTCATCGCCTGGAAGGTCGGGTGGACCCGAGCTGGATCGACTACACGCTGCACAGCGCCGGTGCGATCCAGCTTGAAATCCTCGAGCCGCTCGCGCCGATCGTGACGACGGCGTTCCAGGCCCCTTATTGCACGGGCGTCGAAGTGCAGGTGCATACATTATGAGTGACGACACTTCTCGTACAGGTTTGCTGCCGGCCAACAGTTCAGCATTGGAAAGGGCGCTTGACCGGGGGTTCGCCCGGCTGCTCGAACGTATCGACCCGCCGTTTCCAGAGCTGATGAACCCGCAGGCGACTCCCGTGGCGTTCTTGCCGTATCTCGCGGCGGATCGTGGTGTTCGCGAATGGAGCACCGAGGCGCCCGAGGTCGAGAAGCGCCTGACGGTCGAGCTGGCCTGGCCTACCACGCGGCAGGCGGGGACGCGAAAGGCCCTGGAGAATGCTGCCAAGGGCTTGCAGCTGATGCCCGAGGTGCGCGCCTGGCATGAGCAAACGCCGCCGGGCCCACCCTACAGTTTTTCTGTCAGGGCCTACACCGACCAGCCCTATAGCGAAGAAATCGACGCCCGTCTGGATCGTCGATTGGCCGATGCCAAAAGCGAGCGCGACACCATGACGGTCTCCGTCGGCTTGCGTGCGTTCGGCCGTCATGTCATCGCGGCCGCCACGCTCTGCGGCGAACTGACTACGGTGTACCCGATTGTCATCGAGGGGCTTGAAGCCTCGGGCCAGGCCTTTAGGGCCGCCGGGCTCTATAGCGTTGAAACATCCACTATTTATCCCCAGGGGGCCTAATGGCTGACTATTACACCCTGCTCACCGACGCAGGCATCGCCTACGAAACCGCCTGCAAGGCTGCGGGCCTGCCGATCAAGCTGTCGCAACTGTCCGTTGGTGACGGTGGCGGTGCGGTCTATAACCCGGCGGCCACCGCCACTGCACTCAAGCGCGAAGTGTGGCGGGGCCCGCTCAATGCGCTGTTCCAGGACGAGAAGAACCCCAGCTGGCTGCTGGCCGAAGTGACCATCCCACCCGAGGTGGGAGGCTGGTATGTCCGTGAGGCCGGGATCTGGACCGACAGCGGGATTCTGTACGCGATTGTCAAATACCCGGAATCGTTCAAGCCGGTATTGGCGACTTCCGGCTCTGGAAAAGAGTTCTACATCCGCTCGATTTTCGAGACCAGCAATGCCGAGCTGGTGACATTGCTGATCGACGATACGGTCGTCAAGGCGACCCGTGCCTGGGTGGCAGGTTACGTCGCCGACGAGCTTGCCAAGCTCGACAGGAAGCAGTCGGTGCGGGTAGCGACGAGCGCCAACATTGTGCTGAGCGGTGCGCAAGCTATCGATGGAATTGCCGTGGTCGCTGGCGACCGGGTGCTGGTTAAATCCCAGGCCTTGGCGAAAGACAACGGCATTTACGTTGTTGCGAACAGCGCCTGGGCACGTGCAAAGGATGCCGACGCGAATGGCGAAGTCACCTCGGGGTTGATTGTCTCGGTCGAAGAGGGGGCGATGCTGGCCAACACGATTTGGCAGTTGATCACCGACGGTGTGATTGCACTGGGAAGCACGGCACTGACGTTCCAGAACGTGACGCAAGGGTTTGCGCCGCTCAATGCGCCAGCGCTGATCAACCCCACGGCGACCACACCGCCGCTCTTCGATAACACGAAGGCGGTGGCAACGACTGAGTATGTCATGCGCGCCGCTGGCAACTATCGCGGTTTTACGAGTTTGACCACGACCACCACGTTGACCGCGTCGGCTGTTGGTACGCTGGTTACAACCATCGGAGCCTTCACCATCACGTTGCCAGCGGTCAGTGCCCTGCCGGCAGGGGGCACGATTCATTTCCGGAACATCGGCAGCAGCATTGTCTCCGTTGTGTGCGCAGGGGCTGACAACATCAACTCGGGTGCCGGTCAGATTACGAGCATTGACCTGCAAGTGGGTGCGACCCTGGAGTTGACCGGCAATGGTGCGGGTGCCTGGTGGGCAGCCGGGTCGGCGCAGTTGCAATACTCCAGAGTCTTTGGGGCGGCCGCAGCGCAATTTGACAGTAGTAAGTTGCTGGCAACTACCGAGTTCGCAAAGCGGATGGGGGTGGAGTGGTCCAACTTCAACTCAGTCGGTACCAGCACGGTATTGGGGTATGGAAGCATAGGCGGGGTCGTCAGTGCGGCCTCTGCGACGGCACTGAATATTACCTTGCCACCTACCGGGCAAGTACCAGTTGGCGCCGTGATCATGGTACTGAGCGCGGGGGCCGGTGCCGTGACGTTGCTGACCTCAGGAGGCGATATCCTGACAAGTACAAGCGGCATCACGGTGCCTATTGTGCTGGGCCAGGGTGATTCTGCGCTGTTTACTAGAGTGTCCGGGGAGTGGCGTCTGGTCGGCGGAACGGTGGCGGCTCGATATTCAGCCATGTTCGCCGGGGTTTTTGGAAACTCCGCTCATCAAGTTTTACCCAGCGGTTGGACATTCAAGATTGGACATGCTTCAACGGATGTCGCCTCCGGTACTGTGCCAGTCACCTTTCCTGTCGCATTCCCCACGGCCTGCATGTATGTGGGGGCGATGTACGCAGGCGGTAGTTCGGCGACGAATCCATCCGTTTGTCAGTCCGGCATACCGACTCGTACTGGTTTTACGGGTTATATAACCAACGTGGTGGGCAACAATGCTGCGGTAACTGTCGGCGGTTACAACTGGCTGGCCATCGGCTATTGAGGGTAACTATCTATGTTTGCTAAGTGGATTGAGGAAGATGGTCGATTTGCATTCGAGCTGATCGATAACGGGGGCATTGAGATTTCGGATGAAGATCATGCAGCGCTCTTTGAGCCTCGGTTGGAGGCTAAAATCATCGGTAGGGGAAGCGATGGCCGTCCTCAGCTGCAAGATCCGCCACCCCCCATGGCCGCCCAACTGGCGCTCATTGAGCGCACCTGGCGAAACAGGCAACTCTTATTGACTGATGGCGCTGTAGCGCGTCATCGGGATGAGCTTGAGGATGGCGTAGAAACCACGCTTTCATCCGATCAATACATCGAACTGCAAACCTACCGTCGCGCCCTGCGCAACTGGCCGGCGACCGGCGAGTTTCCGCAGACCGACCATCGACCAGCAGCGCCGGATTGGCTGCCAGAGCAACCCCATTAAACGCCCCGCACCGACGGGGCGTTTTCTTATCCGTCAAAAAACGTAGAGCCCCTTTCCCAGGGGCTTTTTTACATCTGGAGAACCGCAAATGGCACCACGCCAAACCTACACCGTACTCCTGCCATTCCCCATCGGGGGTGGCCATTGGTCGAGCGTCGGCCAGGAACTCGACCTGCTCGACGTGGAGGCCAGTGCGTTGCGCAGCGCTGGTCGCCTGGCGCTGAAAAACACCGAGGCCGCGAACGTGGCCTCTTCCTCCCAACCGGCCAAAAAGGCCGCTGCCAAGAAGGCTGAATAACCATGGCTGAGGTTTTGAACTTCGAGCACAACGGCATTACCGTCAATGCCACTGAATCTCCCGAGGCCATGGGTGGCCTGGGCGACAACGTCATCGGGCTGGTCGGCACCGCGCCGAATGCCAACCCGCTGATCCCGAAAAACACCCCGTTCCGTATCAACAGCTTCACCACCCAGGCCCAGCTGGACCCGACCGGTGTCGAGGCGGGCACGTTGTTCCAGGCGGTCTACCAGATCCTCAAAGTGGTCAAGGTGCCGGTCTACGTGGTCATCGTGGAAGAGGGCGCGACCCCGGCCGATACGCAGAACAACGTCATCGGCGGTATCGAGGCGCAGACCGGTCGCAAACTCGGCCTGGCTGCGTTGAGCGGGGTGGCCGAGGACCTGACCATCATCGGTGCCCCGGGCTTTACTGCCAGCAAGGCGGTGGCGAGCGAATTCGCTTCGTTCGGCAAGCGCATCAAGGCGCGGGTGGTGCTCGATGGCAAGGACGCATCGGTCGCCGACCAGGTGACCTACAGCCAGGAGCTGGGCGGCGCGGAGCTGGGCTTCGACCGTTGCCTGGTGGTGCACAACATGCCGGCGGTGTACTCCAAGGCCGCGAAGAAGAACGTCTTCCTGGCCCCTTCGAGCCTGGCCATCGCCGCGCTCGCGAAGGTCAAGCAATGGGAGAGCCCAGGCAACCAGGTGACCTACGCCGAAGACGTTTCGCGCACTGTGGAATACAACATCCTCGACACCTCCACCGAAGGCGACCTGCTCAACCGCTACGGCGTCAGCTACTACGCCCGGACCATCCTCGGTGGTTTCTCGCTGCTGGGTAACCGCTCCATCACTGGCAAGTTCATCAGCTACGTCGGCCTGGAAGATGCCATCAGCCGCAAGCTGGTCAAGGCCGGCCAGAAGGCCATGGCGAAGAATTTGACCAAGTCCTTCATGGACCAGGAGGTCAAGCGCATCAACGACTGGCTGCAAACCCTGGTGGCCGACGAAACCATCCCGGGCGGCAGCGTGTACCTGCATCCGGAATTGAACAGCGTCGAGAAGTACAAGAACGGCACCTGGTACGTGGTGATCGACTACGGCCGCTACGCGCCAAACGAACACATGATTTATCAACTCAATGCCCGTGATGAAATCATCGAGCAGTTCCTGGAGGACGTTCTCTAATGTTTACCAACCGCGTAAGACAGGCCATTGCGGCCACCCTGCAAGGCCTGCCGTTGTCGGCGACCGTGGAAGAGTTCACCCCGCCGAAGATCGAGTTCGACATGGAAGCCATGGCCGGCGGCCGCTTTATCGCCGAAGAAATGGCCAAGAGCGGCAAGGTCCTCGGTGCCTCGCTGATCCTGCAAGGTGCCGGGCCGCAAGTCATGCTCTCCCTGGGTGTGCAATTGGGCGACGACATCCTGCTGAACGTGCGTGAAGCGGGGCAAGACCAGGATGGCAATACCTGGTTCACCTATCACACCGTCGGCGGCAAGCTCAAATCCCTGAGCGAGGCGAAGTTGAAGATGGGTGATAAACCCACGACGACCCTGGAACTGTCCTGCCGCACCTACAACCGCCTGGAAAACGGCGTCCCGGTGATCGACATCGACGTGCGCACCCAGAAGTTCGTGCTCAACGGCGTCGACATCCTCGGTGATGCCCGCCGCGCGGTGTTGTTGCCTTAATCACCGCAGCATTCGCAATGACAGTCAGTTAAACGCAGTCCCTGTGGGAGCGGGCTTGCTCGCGAACGCGCCAGCACATCCAACATTAAAGTTGCCTGACCCACCGCTTTCGCGAGCAAGCCCGCTCCCACAGAGGAATTCGGTTCGCCAGAGACTTGCGATAACTGCCCCGTGTTGCGCCTTCCCAGTATTCACCAAGGAACTGATTCCATGTCCTGGACGCCTCCCGTTCACGTCTTGCTGTCGCCGATCACCGGTGACGACGAGACACTGATCGAGCAAATCCCCCTCAAACCGCTGTACTACGCTGCGCAAAAAGACGCCCTGGCCCGCGCTGGCGATGACGAAGACGACCAGTTCTTCGAGTTGGCCAAACTGGCCACCGGCCTGTCGGTCAAGGAACTCGACCAGCTCAAGCGTCCGGACTACGTGAGCATCGCGCAGTACGTCCATGAGATGTCGACCCGCCCGGCATCGCACTTTCTCGACCTGGCCGAGGGGCGCGCCCCAGTCGACCCCGACCAGGTGCAACTGCTGCAGCCGCTCGACGTGGCGGGGCGCAGCGTGACCTCGCTGACCCTGGAAATGCCGGTGCTGCGGGCCACCAAGGCGATGAAAAAACTGAAGACGGCCAAGGAACGCGCCGAGTTCATCACCGCCCATTGCACCGGCCTGATGATCCCCGACCTGGGCCTGCTGACCGTGCCTGACTGGACCCAGCTTCAGGTGCGCATCGACGATTTTTTAAACAAACCGGCGGACTTCTTTCGGAGCGCGACATCGAAGTGATCCTCGATGTGGTGCCGCTCATTTACTCGGTAAGTGAGGCGGAAATCCTGGAGTGGGACGCCGGCAAGGCATTGCGCCGTTACGACATTGCGATCACTCGCCTTGGCGTGAAACAGGAGTAGAGCGGGATGGCGGACGATAGATATTCGCTCAAGTACGCGGCTTTCGATGAGCGTGGGTTGGCGTTTGGCAACACCGGCCTGACCATGGCCGTCACGAGCGGCGTGCCCGCACCGGATTCGGCGGGACGGCTGTCCGCGCTCGATCTGGCGCTGGAGCGCGTCGGGCTCAAGCTCGGCCTGCTGACGACGGCCATTGAGTCATTGACCTTGAAGCTGTCGTCGCAACGACTGCTCACCCAGGCAGTAACGGCCGGTGCCAAGGGTGAACCGGCCAATGAGAAAAAAGAGACGGGCAGCCTCGAGCCGCCGGACCTGCTCAAACCGGCGATGGCCATGGATCTGGCTTTGGCCGACCTGAAACAGGCAGGCAAATTCACCCCAGGCCAGGCCCGGGAGATGGCCCAGGGTACCCAGCAGATTGCCAGCGCGCCGTTGGTTGCGGCCGGGGCGACCAAGACGGTCGATCTGGTAAAAATTGAAACCCTGGCTGCCCAGGCCGGCGTCGGCAGTCAGTTGCCCAATGCCTCGGATCGGCAGTTTGAATTGCTGCGCTTTGCCAGCGACGCTGGTGTGGTCTCGTCGGCGTTCAGGGTGCCGGCCATGGAGGTCGCCGAGATGATGCTCGGCTGGCGCACCACCCTGGCGCTCAACGGTGCCCAGGCCTTCGACCTGGCAGACGCCATCAACCACCTGGGCAAATTGCCCGGAGGGGCCAAACCGGCCGAGATCGGCGCCGTTCTGCAACGTGACGATGCGGCGGCTGCGACGGCGGCCGGTTTGTCCCCCGCCCAGGCCGCGGCATTGACGGCTGCGCTACTGAGAACCGGTACGCGAGCGGATGACGCCGCAGGAGCGCTGGGGAGCTTCACCCTAGCCCTGAGCAAGGGCGAGCAGGCCTCCGCGACCGAGCAAGCGGCCTGGAAGCAACTGGGGCTGGATCCCAAAGAGGTGGCGAGCGGCTTGCGTGACAAGGACGCTGCGCCGGGGACAGTGATGTCGGTGCTGGCGGCCTTGGACGCGCAGCCGGCCGAAAAACGCTCGACCCTGGCCTCTTCGCTGTTTGGAGCTGGGGATGCAGCGGTGCTGCGCATGTCGCAGAAACTCGACGATGTGAACACCGCATTTTGGCAGGTGAAGGATCCAGGCCAATACGCTACTTCACAGTTGGGCAACAACGGCTCGGTGCGGCAGGACGCATTGGCACTGTCGAACACCCGGCAGGGCCAACTCAACGTCCTCAACGCCCGCAGCGAGCGTTTGTCGGTGGCCACGGGGAATGCCTTGATGCCCTCGGCGGATACCGCCTTCCAGTGGCTGGGGTCGTTGGCCGATGGCATGAGTGAGTTGGCTGAGTCCTCACCTAAAGCCGCTGCGGCCATTGTGTTGATTGGCGCAGCGATCAAACCGCTGCTGGGCGTGCTGCTCAAAGCCGTAGGGGATGAGATGTCCAATCAGGTGGCCAAGTGGGTGTTGGGGCGGGCCGCTCCGCACCTTCCCGGCCGATTGGGGGAAGTGATCTCCGAAGATTTCAGAAATCCTCGTGGGGACAAGCTGGATGCACGCAATGCCAGCCAGCGTCCCGAATCCACGAGCAGGACGAAAATACGCGTCAGTACACGAGGCTCACTGGGAGGCGCAGGGCGTTTTTCACTCGGACCAACGGCCTCATTACGCTCGATGACCCGCAGGGCGCCCGGCCCATTAAAAGTAGTCGGTGCCGTCGCTGACGTGGCCGAGGGTGTACTTACCGGCGACAAACGAATGATGGGCGCAGGCCTGGGCGCTGCGGGTGGCGGCTGGGCAGGCGCTGCTGCGGGGTCTGCGGCCGGTGCCGCTTTGGGCAGTGTCGTTCCGGTCATCGGCACTGCCATTGGTGGTCTGGTGGGCGGATTGCTGGGCGGCTGGCTGGGGAGCGATGCCGGCGCGACCCTGGGTGAAAAACTCGTCGCCCCCACCGACAGACTCGCCGCTCCAGAGCAGATTAGCAAAGACTTGACCAGCTCCCAGGCAACCACACAACAGAACACCCTGACTGCAAACATCTACATCAACGGCCAGGACCAGGCCAGCGCCAGCCAGTTGGCCAATCTGGTCGTACAGCAGATCACGGCCCAATTCGGACTTACCACAATGCCCAACTCACTGGCCATGCGCAGTGACGCGGCCCTGACTGACGGAGTGACGTGATGCGTCAGCAAATGGCACTTGGCAGTTTCATTTTTGGCCTGTCGAGGAATTTTGCGTACCACAGCCTGGTACGCAGCTCGGACGGCGGCTGGAAGACCATCGACATCCTCACCAGCAAACCCAAGTCGAGCCAGGTCGGACAGGGCCTGCAGGGCCTGACCATCACGGGCAAGTCGATGTACGCCACGGCGATGGACCGGCTCGATGAACTGCGCGCCTTGCAGGCGTTGCGTGTCCCGGTGCCGTTGGTTGACGGCATTGGCCGCAACTGGGGGCTGTGGCAGATCAACAAGATCACCGAGACCCAGACCGAGGTCATTGATGACGGCACCGCGATGGTGGTCGGCTGGGCGATTGAATTGACGGAGTTCGCCAATGCGTAGGGTTCGAAGTATCGCCGGTGATTCGGTGAATCTGTTGCTGTATCGCGAGCTCGAGCGCTGTGACGATGCCGTCGAGCAAGCGCTGTGGACGCTCAACCCTGGGCTGGCGGAATGGGGCCCCGTACTGCCGGCGGGAGTATGGGTGGTCTTGCCTGAAGTGGACTTGAAGCCCGTGGCGCCCGCACCGGTATCGGCTTGGGATTAAGGAGGCAACATGTCACTGGGTTTCACACCAGCAGTGGAAATCTATGGAGCGAACGCGGTACTGCTCAACGAGCGATTGTTCAGCTGGACGCATGTCGACGCCGCGGGGATCGAGTCGGATCAGTTGACCCTCATCATCAGCCTGGAAGGACTCGAAGGGCTGCCCAGCCTGGGCGGAAAAATCGGTCTGCGGGTGGGTTACCTGGAGTCCGGCCTGGTGGACAAGGGCGAGTTCGTCATCACCCGACTCACGCCGACGCTGTTCCCCCTGCGTTTGACCGTGGTGGCCATGGCGGCGCCATTCAGTGCGGCGGATCAGAGTGGATTCAAGCAGCGCCGGTCCGTCAGCCATGGCCCGACGACATTGGGCGCGCTGTTTCGTGAGCTGACCTCCAGACACGGTTTTTCGCCGCGTGTGGCGCCGGACCTGTCACTGATAAAAATCGAGCACATCGACCAGTCCAACGAAACCGACATGGGGTTCCTGACACGCCTGGCTCACCGTTATGACGCCGTCGCCAAACCGATCAACGAGCTGTATGTGCTGGCTCGGCGCGGCCAGGCGAAATCGCTCTCGGGCAAGGTTCTGCCGCAGGTCCAACTGTCAGTGACGACGAACAATCGTCCTGGCGACCACGCCTTCATCTCCGCCATCCTGGATGACAATGCCCGGGCTAAATACGGAGGCTGCAAGACCCGTTGGTGGGACCCGGCGGCCGGCAAGGTGCAGGTGGAGGAAAGCGGCATCGCGCCGTTCAAGATCCTTCGCCAACACTTTCAGAGCGCAGAAGATGCCCGCGCCGCCGCTGAAGGCGAAGTACGCAGGCTGATGCGCGAAGCCCTCAAGGTGACCATCGAATGCCCAGGCCACCCGGGCCTATCCGCCGAAGGCATCGTCCTGCTGGACCCGACCTGGCCGGCCTTCATGCGCGGGCGCTGGTCGATCGACAAAGTCACTGCCACGGGCACCCGGGAAACAAGCTATCGCTGCAAGATCGAAGCAACCTGCCTCGACGCCAAGGCCTGACGGTTTGCCATGTGGGAGCGAGCCCTCAACCGCATCAAGGAGCACGCCGTGTCTATCTCTCAAGCGCAACTGCTGCGCATACTCCCGAACGCCGGCGCCAGCGCCGGCGTTTTTGCACCTGTCTTGAACACCGCCATGGGCCGCTACCAGATTATCGGTCGGAGTCGGGTCGCCGCATTCATCGCCCAGGTGGGTCATGAGTCCGGCCAACTGCGCTACGTGCGAGAGTTGGGTAACGAGATCTATCTGTCGAAGTATGATACCGGCCCGCTGGCCTTACGCCTGGGCAACACGCCGGCGGCCGATGGTGACGGTCAGCGGTACCGAGGCCGGGGTTTGATTCAGATTACCGGCCGAGCTAACTATCAGGCATGCGGTGAAGCCCTGGGATTGGATCTGATCAATGAGCCAATGTTGTTGGAGCTGCCGCAGTGGGCTGCTCAGTCGGCAGCTTGGTTCTGGTCGATCCATGGACTCAATGCCTTGGCTGACGCAGGGCAGTTCGACAGAATTACACGGCGGATCAACGGTGGTCAGAATGGTGCGGCTGATCGCTGGGTCCTCTATACGCGGGCGTTACAGGTGTTGTCATGAGCCCGGGCGTGCTGAGGTTCATCCCCTTTTTTATGCTGGCGCTGGTGTTGGCGGCGGTGGGCGTGACATGGAAAATCCAGGACTGGCGCTATGGCGGGGTTCTGGCAGACCAGGCCAGGTTGCAGGCCGATACCCTGAATCAATTGAACTTGGCCGCAGCTGCTTTGCAACAACATGAAACCGACAGACGCCAGGCCCTTGAGCAGCAACTGTCGGCCAGCGAACAAACCCACTACCGAGCCTTGAGCGATGCCCAACGTGACCAGGATCGCCTGCGCGATCGCCTTGCTACTGCCGATGTCCGGCTGTCAGTCCTCCTCGACGCCAGCGATGCCCCCGGCGGCTGTGCGCTGCCTGCCGCCGCCGGCGCCAGCGGCATGGATCATGGCGCCCCACGCGCCCGACTTGACCCGGCGCATGCTCAACGAATTATCGCCATCACCGATGCCGGCGACCGCGGATTGATCGCCCTGCAGGCTTGCCAGGCCTACGTCAGGGCCCTGGGTCGGTAATCCGGCGAGCCTTGCAAGCGTCGACCGCTCGTGTACGGTAGGCCTTCATCGCGTCGAATCTGGAGAGCACC